TACTTGATCGTGCATTGTCACCCCAAACATCCCAGCCGCAACACTGGAGTCGACCATCTCTGCTTTAAGTTTAGCAGCATCTCCTTTAGACAAACTAAGATTACGTTGCATATCCGTAATAGCTTGTTCCATTGACATAAACGCATTAAATGCGGCTGATGCTAATGCTACTAAACCTGCTGGTCCTAAAAAGTTTGCAGTTGCAGATTTTAACCCAGCAGCAAAACCTCCTGAAAGTTTTACATTATCAGCCAT